GCCAGCGAAAAGCCGGCTCCATCCATTTTTATTGATTTAAGGGTATTCATTGGATTACTCTGATGGTTTGGTTACCGAAATTGCATTGCTTTCAAAACCGTTAGCCGGTGTTCCGCCAATACCTGCGGCTGCCAGGACTGATGGGGCAGCTAACGAAATTGAAAATACTCCCGTTCCGGTGAAAGCAACAGCCCACGCGCTCGAAGCAGGAACCTTTGTTACACCTGTAACGGATACATTTGTACCTGCCGAGCTGGTAACAACCCAGAGCAACGGATCGGCAAGGTCATCGGCAAAAACATCGAACAGGCTTACTTTATCGCAACCTGTAACCACCGAAATAGTGGCGGCAGCGTTGGTAATTGTAACCTGCTCAAGTTCTACATCGGTTAACCCTTTTACAGATTCCTCAACATCGAGGTTTGTTTTTATAAACCCGACGTATTCGTTAAACTCCTTTGGTTTACTCAAGGCAAACCGGGCATTGAAAATGGCGGCATTGCTTCCATCGGCAACTTTGAAAGGTTTTGCAAAGAAAAATTCCATCGAAAAACCTGTAAATACACCCGATCCAATAGTGCCATAAATAACACCTGAATCATCAATGAACAGCACCTTCTTTTCGATTTTGTTGAAGGCTCTCAGTTTTTTCTGGTAACACAACCCACCTTTGGTGAGGCGGAATGTCCAGTCATACTTTCCATCCTTAACCACCTGTTTTGAACCATAGCCGAGTGTTGCAACGGTTTCCTCTTCGCTGTTATCGGTAATTTCTTCAAATCGGAAAATAGGATAGGCGCGTGTTTTGCCTGCTACCAAAGCAAGCTCCTGGAGTTTTGTGATAAAAGCAGTGGCCGAAGCAACGTCGCTATCAGAAAACACCTGGTTTTTATCAATCAGGATAGCCCCAACAAATTTATCTGGTGCAAAAGGGCAATCTGGCAAACCTGTATTGGCTGCCACAACTACACATCCTGGGTTATTTAAAATATTTGACATAACATTAACAGTTTTGTTGTTTAACAGTGATTACTAAATTTTTTATCTCAATACAGTCGAGTAAATCGGTAAATATCAGACCATTGTTTCCATAAATCCCGGTCTTTCCCCAAAACAAACGATTGGTTTTATCGTGTTTTATTGTTTCGGCTGACGATTGCCTGAAGTATCTTGATTTTACAATTTGATTTATTAATTCGTTGTAAATTGGAATGAGTGTAGGCTTGAAATTAACAGCCATGCGCTGCCGTGAAGAAAGGTTTTTTTGGGTCAACTGTGCAATCAATAGCTGGAGGCTTACCTCTGAATCATTACCATAACCAATTCCTTTATGTTCGGTAATATCAGTAAACAAGCATACCAGCGGAAATCGGTTAGTTGGATTAGATGTGTTTTTTGAAAGTGCAACCAGCGTTTCGTTAATTTCGACCGGGTGACCGTATTCGTAGCCTACATAGCTTGAAATGGCTGTTGCAACATTGGATACAATGTTTTCAAACAAATCTACTATGTAAACAGGGTTACTCATATTCCAAATGAATTTATTTTTTCAAACGGAAATGAAATTGACTGATCGAAATTTACAAACATCTCGGAGTTTGCCTGAACATATTCCAAGACTTTTTCACTCATCATTACCATGTTATTCCAGGCTTTAACAAGTTTATAAGTTGGGTTTTTTACGGTTGCATTTTCAGATGCCAACGATACTTCACCAGCGGCGGTTGTTTCGGTTATTTTGTTTTGGCGATACCTGAAATAAACATAGCAGGCCAATGGAGACCCTAACCGTTGATTTGTAAGTAAACCCAATAATTCATCCCAGAATGTAGCCTCATAACCTTCCTGAATGGAATCATAATGAGCCTGAATAATATCATCGGCAAGATTTTCACCAAACATTTTCATAAGATAGTCCAATTCTGATACTTCGGCAATTGCAGATAATTCGTCTTTATTTGCATTGTCAACTATCCCATAACCAGAGATGTTTGGAATAAAAATTTCACCAATAAATTTATCAAACCCGGTTATCATTTGGCTTTGTTCTTAGTTTGCTTTGTTCGGTTTACGAATTTTTCTTCCTTAGTTTCGAGGTTCGGCATTTCCTGTTTTTCGGCAAGTTCTGCCCAGCCTTTTGCTATCCATAAATCAGCGGACGTATTGGGTAAACAAATAAGGGTGCCGGGTTTTTTAAGCCCGGTTTCACCCACTAAATTTAATACCCTGATGGTTTTCATTAACTTGATTTATGTTAATTATACCACTGGTGTAATTGCAGTTAAGTCGGTTGCAAATGTGCCTTTTATGATTGCTCCGGCACGGTAAACCGGCATGAGAACCACAGCTTCCAACTTAATAGTAACAAGGTTTTTCAGGAAGTTTGAGGCTTCGCTGTCGGTGGCAAGGATTTCAACCGGTCCGTTAAACAGGATTTCCATATTCTGACTTGAAACATTGGCCATGATATAGGTTCCTGCGGTAACATCGAAACTTTCGATGATGTTCATCCCCATAATTGAGACTACACCGTTTGGCGATACCGTCATAAACGGTTCTTTGTTTGCCCATTCGCCAATGGTTGATTTGATTGAAGTAAGAACCACGGCGTCGAGAGGATTTACGAAAACCACGTTGGGTTTAATTTTGTTAACCTCATAGTTGCGGGCGCGGGCTGCCAGAAGTACATCAATCCAATTTGCATTTGCAATGGCATTAGCCAATCCGCCTGCTGTAAAGGTAGTGGCATATCCGGTCAAGCCTTTGAGGTACACGGTTAATCCGGTTCCTGCAATAACCTGGCTGTTGAGCTTTGCGATAAACTTGCCCATTAACCTGGTCGAAATGTGATTTGAAAGCCATGCCACATTTTTGAGGGCGGTACGCGACACGGTGATGTGTGTTGATAACCTTACACCCTGAACGCTGGCCATTTCAAAAGTAACTTCACTTTCGGTAGAATCGGCATTTTCGGCCAATAAACCCATGTTATCAGTCCAGGCTTTTTCCTGTGGAAATTCGAGCATAGAGCTTTCAGATGTTCCGATTGGAAGTACCGAACGAACGTCGAAATCTTCCTGGGGTGTGAAGACCGGATTTTGAAACGGCATTGCCGGCTGAATTACTGCACCTGCCTGATAGGGTGCCCCTCCGGAGAATCCTCCCATTGTAATATCCTTTGTTTCGACCGTAAATGAGGCATTTGAGGCCTTTTTATCGGCAACCTGAGAAAAAGCTCCGTCGGTTAATGCTTTCAAAACAGCATCTTTTAACGATTTTCTCTCAGTACCAGGGCTGAAAGCTGTTTTCATTTTGGTAATGCTATCGCCCTGAATTTTGATGGTTTCGGTAAAATCGGCCAGTTGCTTTTTCAGGTCTGTCATTTCTTTGCCTGAGTTGGATACTTTATTCATCAGGTCTTTATTCTCAACAATCAAATCGGCAAACACCTGTTTTAATTCGCCTTTGCTTGCGGTATTTGAAAGAAGATCGTTGTATTTTGCAAACTGCTTGTTGAGCAGGGCTGCAAATTGTTCGGGGTCTGTAACTTCTTCAGCTCCGAACTTTTTTGTTTGTTCAGTCATTTTAAAATTGAAATTTAGTTAGTTTAAAAATTGTTTGCATTGCGGATTTCTGGTCGAGTGTCACACGTGACGGCTCAATAAAAAGTGCTTTTTGCGCTTTTTCTATTGTTTTTTTTCGATTGTCGGAATATCTGGGATTGTTGCCCATTATTTCGAGATCGTTTTTTATTCCAAGTAAGGGCGTGTTTTCGTTGGCTCCCCAATGTGTAAGGGTGCTAAACTCCCATAATTTCCATTCACTTATTGACCTGGTTCCGGTCGCGTTATCGGTGGTGAACTTTATTGCCTGCAATCCTACTGAATGCTCCAGGCTCTTTCCGTGTTCGGCATAGAGCTTGTAATCCTCATAAGTATCCCGGCTTATTTCTTTTTCAAGGTTAAATTGTGCCTGCATTTTCAAATAGTCGCCTTCCTCAAACCCTTTTATTGGAACGCCAAGAAGTTTTGTAACGTCGTGGTTGAGGAACCAGCGCACCCTGTCAAAGTTTTCTTTCAAAGTCTTTTTGAACGACCCTGGCATAGAAATATCAAAGTCGGAATCTTGATTGCCAAAGGCGTTTACAGCAATTAAAACCTGACCTTTACGGTCAAGGTCAACAGCCTTGCTCTGATATATTTTCTGTTTAATTTCCATTTCCTTGTTGGTTTATGATTCTGCCACATTCAGGACACTTTACATAACCCTGAGAAACCTCATCTATCGTATTATAATCAAACTCAAAACCGCAGTACTCACATTGGGTGAGTTTTGGTTTTAGTCCGGCTATCATGCTGCCCGTAACAACCTCATCAACTTGCTCAGGAGCATCTGCGGGTTGAAGGCTCGATTTTTTATAGTATTCATCCTTTGGCGGGTTATTTTCGTCAACATCTCCGTATAGTTTCAATGCGGCCTTGTAAGGTGTAGTGATTCCGTTTTCGATATGTTTTACAAGCATATCAGTAAGTTTACCCATATCCTCCTGCAATTCCTCAACTTTCGACCAATCGGGGACAATCATGTCTCCGCCAAAGTAAGGGCGGAGCCAGTTGTTTAAATCGTTGTACAAGTCGTCAACCTTTGGTTTTATTACCTTTTTCATCAGTGCCTTTTCAGCTTCTGATTTGTTGGCAAATGTGCTACCCTCAGTTGAGAAAATGACAGGATCAAACCCGTTTAACTGGCATAGTTTGGC